ATTATATTTCAATACCAAGAGAACACGCTTATGTTGCATATGAAAAGAATGGTGATGAAGGCGTTGCAGATCTTTATATTGAAAAATATAATGAAGTTAAGGATGATTATGTTTTTCTTGATTATATCTCAAACAATTTAAGAGAGTGGTCTGAGAAAAACATACTAAATGGAAATGCCGAAAAATTAACATTTGATTTATTAGAATTAGAATTATGGAAGAAATAAAAAAAGTTACAGGTCATTGTTTGTATAAAAATTTAATTGTACAACAACACGAAGATGTTTTCGATATCTTCAGAAAATTTTTAAGTGAAATAAAGCCTAAAAGAATTTTAGAAATAGGAACCGCATCTGGAGGATTCACTCTCTTTTTGAGGGATACTTTAGATGAGTTAGGTTTATTCGATACTAAAATAAAAACATTTGAAGTTAATATACATCCGTCATTCGGATTATTAAGAGAAAGAGGGGTTGAAATATTACACGATAATATTTTTGACCATTCATATTTCAATTTGATGAGACCTGAGTTGGTTGAACCTTTTATAAAAGAAGAAGGTACAACTTTAGTTTTGTGTGATGGAGGATATAAAATTACTGAATTCAAGAAATTATCTGCGTTTTTGAAGAATGGTGATTTTATTATGGCGCACGATTATTGTCCCAACAAAGACTATTTTGAAGAGAATATCAACAACAAGATTTGGCTTTGGTGTGAAATAGAAGACAAGTATATTCAAGAGGTTTTTGAACCTAATAATTTAGTTAGTTACAATCAAGAAGAATTCCAAAAAGTAGTTTGGTTGTGTAAAAAAAAAGTTGTAAATGAGTAATTTTTTTGACAAAGCTCTACATCATTTAGGTAGAGTACAGAAAGAAGTTTTTGTAATGAACATCGGTGCAATGGACGGTGTTTTGTTCGACGAAATGATTGGGTATACTAACACCTATAAATTCAGAGGAATTTATGTGGAGCCAATACCATATCTATTTGAGAAATTAAAAAGTAATTTAGGTGAACATAATTTATTTGAAAATAGTGCAATTTCAGAGTATGATGGTACTATCGATATGATGACAATTGATCAAGAAGCGATTGATAAAGGATTAGTTCATAATTGTTTCTATGGTATGAGTGCTGTTTACCCTCCTAAGAATGGCCTAGGAAGTGAAGGAGATAAACCTACCGTAGAAAAATATGGTAAAATTGTGAGTGTTAACTGTATTACTTTTGATTCTTTATTAAAAAAACATCAAATTAAAAATTTTGATGTCGTAAAAGTAGATGCCGAAGGACACGACTATAAGATTTTCAAACAAATAGATCTAAAAAAATTCAGACCTAATGTGGTAAGGTTAGAGTGGATAAATTTGGAGTCGGAGGAAAAAGAAAAAATTATCAAAACATTTGAGGAAAATAACTACAAATATGAGATAAATGGTCAGGACGTTGTTGGTCTGACAGAAGAATTACATACAAATCTTTTCCCAAAAAAAATAACTCAAGAAGGAAAAAAAGTTACGTTAGTAACTGGATTATGGAACATCAGAAGAGAATCACTTTCTGAAGGTTGGAGTAGAGGTTATGATCATTATTTACAAAAATTAAGTCAGTTATTAGAGGTAAAAGAAAACCTAATAATTTTTGGAGATGACGAACTTGAAAATTTTGTATTTTCTAAAAGATCGTCTGAGAATACTCAATTTATAAAAAGAGATTTAAGTTGGTTCAAAAACAATTTTTTTGACAAAATTCAAGAAATTAGAACTGATCCGAAATGGTATAACTTATCACCTTGGCTTTCTGAGTCAACTCAAGCTAAATTAGAATATTATAATCCTTTGGTTATGTCAAAAGTTTTCCTTTTGCACGACGCTAAGATTATGGATAAATTTGATTCGGAGTATATGTTTTGGATAGATGGAGGATTAACAAGTACAGTTCATCCTGGTTACTTTACACACGATAACGTTTTAGACAAAATCACTAAATACATCTCCAAGTTCTCTTTCGTTTGTTTTCCTTACGAAGCTAACAACGAAATCCACGGATTTGAATTTAATAAAATTAACGAATACGCAGGTAAAAAGGTTACAAAAGTTGCAAGAGGTGGTTTTTTTGGTGGGCCAAAAGATTCTATCGGACAAATAAATTCAATTTATTATGACTTACTGAGCAATACTCTTAATGAAGGATATATGGGAACTGAAGAGTCCATATTTTCAATTATGTGTTATAAACATCCCGAGATAATAAATTATTTTGAGATTGAATCGAATGGTTTGGTAAATAAATTCTTCGAAGATCTAAAAAACGATAAGTTAAAAGTTAAATCTGAGAGTAGAGTAGAATCTTCTGATAACAATTTAGACACCTCAAAAGTTGCGTTATATGTTATAACATTCAACAGTCCGAGTCAATTTAGAACTTTAATTGATAGTATGTTGTTGTATGATAAAGATTATATAAACAAAACTTCTAAGTTTTTGTTAGATAACTCAACAGATCCTTCAACATATGACGCATATAAATTACTTTGTGAGGAATATGGTTTTGAACATATTAAAAAAGACAACTTAGGAATTTGTGGTGGTCGTCAATTTATTGCCGAGCATTTTGAAACAACTAATTTGGATTATTATTTATTTTTTGAAGATGATATGTTTTTCTTCAATAAAGAAGGTGAAACTTGTAGAAATGGTTTTAACAGAGTTGTGAAAAACTTATATAAACTTTCTTTGGATATTATAAAAAAAGAAAATTTAGATTTCTTAAAATTGAACTACACGGAGTTTTATGGTGATAATGGTACTCAGTGGTCTTGGTATAACGTTCCTCAAGAAGTAAGAGAAAAATTCTGGCCTGAAAATAAGACATTACCTAAAATAGGGACTGATCCAAACGCACCGAAGACACAATTCAAAAATATTTTAACGCATAAATCAGTTCCGTATGCAACTGGTGAAGTTTATTATTGTAATTGGCCTCAAATAGTTAGTAAGACAGGGAATAAAAAAATGTTTCTTGAAACAAAATGGGCACACCCTTTTGAACAAACTTGGATGAGTCACATTTACCAACTATCAAAAAAAGAAGAAATATCTTCAGGACTTTTACTATTAACACCAACAGAACATAATAGGTTCGAACATTATTCAAAAGATTTGCGTAAAGAATCCTAACCTTATATTTATTGGTATGGAATTTTTTATTAAAAAGAATGCAAACCTACCTGTATTAAAAATGCAGGTTGTAAAGGACGGTAGAGCCGGATATATGGAACTTATGGAATCACTAGAAGTTTCCACGATTTATTTTTCTATGGTAAATACTGCAAACGGAATTCCTAAAATTGTTGGAGCCCCTGCATATATAGTCCCTTTGATTTTACCTGACGGTTCTCCACCTGAATATTATGTATATTTCAAATTTACGGAAAGAGATACAAATACAGTTGGAAGATATCAAGGTCAATTTTTAATAAAGAATGATGAGGGAAATCTAATTTTACCCTTGAGAGAAGAATTATACATAAACGTACAGGATTCGTTTATTGCCACAGATCCCTGCTGTTAATTTGTTATCGTCAATAAGTTTTTTTATATTTATAGTGTAAGGTAAACTTCACGATAGTGTGAAAGCTAATACACCAAAAAAACTTTTTATATGATATCAAATGAGGAAATTGAATCATTTCTACAAGGAAATGATCCTGAAGAATTTATAGTTGCAATAGAGTTTGATTACGCCTCTAACTCAATATTCAAAGTAAAAGAAATACCTGGTAAGGGTAAAGAAATTAGAAAAGATACATTCATTCCATTTGCTTGGGTTGGGGATCTTAAGGACGTTAAGTTCTATAATGATTCCAAAATGGCTCAAAAGGAGGCAATGTCCAAGTATGGAATTGTTATTGAAAAACTTGATACGGGTGATAACGAAAGGTTAAAAAATGGATTAACGTATCTCGTAAGATCACTAAAGGGATATAGAGAATTAATTCAATTCTTTAGAGATGGTGGTTGTGACCCGTGGGGTGAAAAGACAAAGGATAAAATAATTGTTTTACCACCAGTAGAACAATATCTAATTTCCAAAGAAAAAAGATTATTCAAGGGATTTACCGATTACAATCAGGTGACTAGATTAGTATTTGACTTGGAGACAGATGCCTTAGATCCAAAAGATGGTAGAATCTTTATGATCGGAATTAAAACAAATAAAGGTTACCATAGGGTTATCGAATGTTTGGACGAATCCCAAGAAAAAGGTGCGATTTTAGAATTCTTCAAAATTATAGATGAAATAAAACCAAGTATTATTGGTGGTTATAATTCAGCGAACTTCGACTGGCATTGGATTTTTAATAGGTGTTTAATTCTTGGTATTGACGCTAAAAAGGTTTGTAAATCACTACATCCTGATCATTCTTACACTAGAAAGGATAATATGTTGAAGTTGGCAAATGAGGTCGAAACCTATACCCAAACTTCAATTTGGGGTTATAATGTGATAGACATTATACACGCTGTTCGCAGAGCTCAGGCAATCAACTCAAGTATCAAGGCCGCGGGTCTTAAGTACATTACCAAATACATAGGTGCGGAAGCTGAAGATCGAGTCTATATTGATCACGAGAACATTGGTAAAATGTATCGTGAAAAGAACGAATATTGGTTAAATATAAAAAATGGGAAATACAAAAAGATTTCAGAATACTCTGATTTGGATGTAAAGTTCCCTGGGGTTTATATTAAAACAACGGGAGATAATTTGGTTGAACGATATCTCGATGATGACTTGGAAGAAACCTTAAAGGTTGATCAAGAGTTTAATCAAGCTTCTTTCTTGTTGGCGGCAATGATCCCAACCACTTATGAAAGAGTGTCAACTATGGGTACCGCAACCCTTTGGAAAATGTTGATGTTAGCTTGGTCGTACAAACACGGATTGGCAATACCAGCAAAACAACATAAGACTGACTTCGTAGGAGGTCTTTCTAGACTACTTAAGGTTGGGTATAGTAAGAATGTACTTAAGTTGGACTTCTCGTCCCTATACCCCTCAATTCAGCTCGTACACGATGTATTTCCTGATTGTGATGTCACAGGCGCAATGAAGGGAATGTTAAAATACTTCCGTGATGCACGTATTAGGTATAAACAACTTGCAGAACAATACGAAAAAACTGACCCGATTCTTTCGGCATCTTATTCTAACAAACAATTACCTATTAAAATTTTCATTAACTCTATGTTCGGTGCGTTATCCGCACCTCAGGTATTTGCATGGGGAGATATGTATATGGGTGAACAAATTACCTGTACAGGTCGCCAGTATCTCCGTCAAATGATTAAGTTTTTTATGTCAAGAGGATACACACCTCTTGTAATGGATACGGATGGTGTCAACTTCTCAAGTCCTGATGATGTTGACACAAGAGAATATGTTGGTCGTGGTTTGAACTGGAAAGTCAAAGAAGGAAAGGTTTATAAAGGCCCTGATGCCGATGTTGCAGAGTATAATGATATTTTTATGAGGGGTGAGATGGCACTAGACACTGATGGTGTTTGGCCATCTTGTATCAACTTAGCAAGAAAAAACTATGCGGTTATGGATGCTAAGGGTAAAATCAAATTGACAGGTAACTCCATCAAATCAAAAAAACTCCCATTATACATAGAAGAGTTTTTGGATAAAGGGATCAAATTACTTTTAGAAGGAAATGGAAAAGACTTCATAGAATACTATTATGAGTATCTACAAAAGATTTTTGATAAAAAAATTCCTCTTTCAAAAATTGCACAAAGAGCCAAAGTCAAACTAACGTTAGATGACTATAAAAAAAGATTGACTCAGAAAACCAAAGCTGGAAATAGTATGAGTAGAATGGCCCATATGGAATTGGCAATTCAAGAAAATTTAGGTGTCAACCTTGGTGACGTTATTATGTATGTGAATAATGGAACAAAGGCCTCACAAGGAGATGTACAAAAAATGACCGTAAAGCAAATCAAAGATACTAACTCAGTATTACTACACAACAATCCAAAGGCAAAACCAATTACTGAAGGGGTTATGGTTAATTGTTATATGTTGGATAAAGATATCTTAGAAAAAGATCCTGAATTGACGGGTGATTATAACGTTCCGCGTGCCATCGTAACCTTCAATAAAAGAATTGAGCCGTTGTTGGTGGTATTCCAACAAGAGGTTAGAGATTTATTCCTTGTTGATGACCCAAAAGATAGGGGTATATTCACTACATCTCAGTGTGAATTAATTAACGGTATACCATTTGAAGATGGTGACCAAGATAAATTAGATGAGGACGTTTTACAAATAACCGAACAAGAAGTTAGTTATTGGGAAAAAAGAGGTTTAGAACCTGATTATATGTACAAGTTGGCCGAGGAAGGATGGGAACAAAAATTAGGATTGCTTCAGACCGTCTGATGAAAGAATATACCAAGTATTTCCACAAAATCTGAACTCAACACAGGCACCTTTATCCATTACAATTTCATCGAATTCTTCATCAATTTTCCCTACGTCAGGTTTAATTGTTAAAAGATTCATTGCCTTTATTACTGTATGATCAGTTGTTCTAGAGTTTAATGTGAGAGTACATTCAGCAACCCCTCTAACGATAACACAATCCTCTCCAGTTGTTGAATATTCTCTTTCTGAAACGATTGAAACTTCGGAGGTGTCAATAATTTTTCCGTGAACTAATCTCTGAGCGGGTATTGTTTTAATTATTGCCATATTAAATTACATATATTTGTCTTGGGAATGCATGGAATTTTAGTTGTTTATTCAAATTCTCGGCTATCAAAGCTTCCTTCTCCATTTGTTTTTCAGGTCTTAATCTCTCAAGTCTTAGTTTAAGTTCTTCCTCTAATTTTGATTTTTCGTCTTTCGATTCTGTTAGTAGACTTTGATAATCCATTTGTATTTCAGAATCTGGTGTTTTTAGATTTCCTGAATATTTTCCTCTAACTCTAGCTAATGTTTCTTTAACATAAGCGGTAAACCATCTTCTAACCCATTGTTTTGCAGGTTCATTTAAGTCAACCCATTCTAATTTACCTAATGGTACGTCAGATGGGAGTTTTATGATATCAGGATTTGATTTCAAACAATCATCTCTATCTTTTCCTACCGTATCATAATACCAATACCAAACTTGCTTTCCAGCGTATAAACTATAATTTGACCAGTTAAATCTTCCACCAGGTGTATTCATTAGGTGAATTAGTTTTTGACCGTCAGGAAGAGCTGTTATTCTATAGGTCATACTTCCACCTAAGATTCGGTTCAAAATATTAGCCTCTTGAGCTCTAATTAAATAATCAAAACCAGACATCATAAAGTATGACCCTTGATATCCAAGTTGTGCATAACCTGCTTGGTTCGCACCCAATCCTATACCGTCAAATCCGAACCCACCTACACCCCAAGGTCCAAATACAGTCCAAGGTTGGTTACTAAACCATAAAAGTTCATTAATTTCTCTTCCTGCGGGTATTACATAATCCTGCTTACCCCTCTCGAGAGTAAAGTAATCCTTTTTCAATACCCAAGGACCAACAGTTTGTAGACCCACAATTTTTGAATATGAATATTGATATTGTTGTTCAAAACTCATAGTCCTTGTTATAAGTGCATTCGCAACCGATTGAACACTCATATCCAAGTTAACTAAATTAACCCATTGAGATTCAATTAACCAATCCAAAATATATTGTTCGTAATCTCCGATAGATAATTCCATCAAGGAATCCATCATTTCATCCTCAACTTCAACACTTCTAATTGGCGCACCTAATAGGTGTTTGATTCTCGTATAAATTTGACTTCTTTCTGGTTCTGATATTACTGGCATATCAATAAATATGTTATTTATTCTATTTCGAATAACAAGGAACTTTGAGGTAAAACATAATTACCTTCAACAATTTTACCATTATTTTTGAATATCAAAATTTTATTAGTCTTAGGGTTAAAAAATATTAACCAGTCTGTAGAGTATTCTTTAACATTACCTGAAGACTTTACAATAATATTTGAGTCAGAAATTAATATATCACTATAGGGTTTTATTTGACCAGTAAACTTTTTTTCATCTTTGATTACAATAATGTCAATTCCTTTTTGGGCGTCCATTCTTACTCCGTGGCCACCTACATTTTGAATCTTGGCATCATTACCAAAAAACAATTCAATTTTTTTAGAAACACTATTTTCGGATTTTTGTCCCCTATTCCATAGTGTTAGAAGTACTTTTATTATATTAACAAAATCTTCGTTCCTTTTGGTAAAAATATCTTTTTTGAAGTAATCTACCGCAGTTAGAAACCTAATAATTTCTTGTTTATTTCTATTTTCTTTTTTAGAAAAATCAAAATTTCTATCTTGTCTACCAATATTTTTAATCAACTTATTTACCGCCTTAGATAAAAGACAGAACGTATTGAAATTGGTATTCAAATTATTTAATACAGATCTAGCCCCCTGAGACTCTACCCCATAAAACCCTGACATTTCGTTCTTTGGATTTTCTACCCAATATTTTGAAAAAACAGATTTTAATATTCTTGTAATTCCATCACTATAAATTTTCTTCAATTCATAATTGTTGATCATTTCGTTAAAGAATATAACTTCTTTGGGATCACAAAATTCAGGTCTTACAATATTTTCCATTAAAATTTGATAGTCTTTTTGTTCTAATAAAGAAGTTTCTGTTTTCATTTTGAATAATTCGGAAACAAAATCCCAATTCACAACTTCCCAAAAATTAGAAATATATTCGTCTCTTTTGTTTTTATATTTAAGATAATAAGCATGTTCCCACAAATCTAACCCTAAAAGCGGAAATCCACCATCTTTAATAACATTCATTAATGGGTTGTCTTGATTTTGGGTTGACATAATTTTTAATTTGTTTTGAGTGGTTAAAACCAACCAAACCCAACCAGATCCAAACCTTTCTTTTGCAATCTCTTCAAACTTTTTTTTGAACTCCGATAAAGATCCAAAATCCCTATTAATTTTTTTGAGAAGTTCTCCCTCTAATTTTTTTGTTTGGGGAGAAAGCATGTTCCAAAATAATGCATGATTAAACGCCCCTCCTGCATTATTTCTTATACTTTGTGAATAATTGGAAATGTTCTTTATAATTTTTTCTAAATCTTTGTCTCCTCCTTTTCTTTTCTGAAGTGCGGCATTTAACTTGTCGACATATCCTTTATAATGTTTATTATAATGGATTGACATTGTTTCAGAGTCTATAAATTTTTTTAGGGCTGAGTAGGAGTAAGGAAGTTTTTCTATCCCTATTTTTTTCATTTCTGATATTATCAGTTTTTTCTCCGTTTCTTTTTTTGATTCACTAATCTTCTTTTTTATTAGATCAATCTTCTTTTCATTTTTGTCCATTCTTTCTTTTTAATATAAATAACCTGAAAGTTGGTGTTTTACCTAAAGGAGTTAATTTTGTTCAATATCTCTTCTACAAAATCCGAAGAGTTCAGGTTGTCTCCCATAACTGTGGCGATCACTTGTTTTTTATTATTTAGAATATCGTATATAACCCCTTCGATAGTGTTTTCATAAATTGGATAATACACTAATACGTTATTTTTCTGTCCTATCCTATATGCCCTATCTTCAGCTTGCGCGTGATCAGAAGGTAGAAATGATAGATCATTCATTATAACCGCTTCTGCTGAGGTAAGAGTCAAACCAACACCAGCAGCTTTGATATTACCAACAAAAACTTTTATTTTAGGGTTTTCTTGAAATTGGTCTACACTATTTTGTCTTTCAGGTTTTGACATAGACCCATCTACCTTTACGGCCGCCTTTCCAAAATGTTCAACTATTTTATTTAGTGATTCTGTAAAATTACAAAAAATTATCACTTTCTTATCCTGTTCAATGATATTTTCTGCAATTTCAATAGTTTGACTAATTTTTTCGTTGGCAATTATTTGTCTTACTTTTGTAAGTTTTGTAAATTGTACTGTTAGGGATTTGGATTCTTCGGGGTTTTTTTCATACCAATTGTAATATTCCCCCATAACTTCTTCATACTCTTTCGACTTCAACTTCAAATAAACTGGAGTTATTATTTTCTCCGGTAAATCTAAAACATCTTCTTTTAATCTTCTTAAAATTGTAGATGATGTTCTTTCTCTAAGTTCATCCAAATTTGATGCACCCATAATATTCCAAATCTTTCTATTCCCAACCTTAAATTGATAACCGGCACAGTACCTTATTACATATGCCATCCAATTTTTAGCAACAGGTGAGTCAGACAAACTTAATAAGTTGTAGTAATCAATGGGTCGGCTAGTCATAGGGGTACCAGTCAATAACCAAAGTCTATCTACATTTTTTACAATATCGTTAATGAGTTTGGTTCTTTGGGCTTGAGCGTTTTTTATATAGTGTGCTTCGTCAATGATTACTAAATCAAATTTTGCTTTTTGTATTATAGTATCTTTTTTGTTTTTTGTGTCGTGGAAATTTTTTAGGATATCATAATTTATTATTACAAAATCGTGATCGGTACTAAAACTTTTACCCTCGGAAATAAAAATTGATCTATCAGAATAGTTTTCAATTTCCCTCTTCCAATTTATTTTCAGAGTTGCAGGACATATGATTAATATTTTTTTGGCGCCAGTTTCTAACGCTGCAATAATTGTACTTGTAGTTTTACCCAATCCCATATCGTCAGCCAAAATGAATTTTTTATTTTCAACTAACTTTTGTATTGCCTCTTTTTGATGTTCTAATGGCGGTCTATTTTTGTATTTATCATAATCTACAACAATATCCTTAACTGTATTATCTTTAATAATTGCGGCTTTCGGTAACCAATAATCTTTTAGTTGGTCGTCTTCTTCAAGTTTACCCCAAACGTGGTACGCCTTTTCTTTTTCCGCCAATAATTTTTCAATCCAAAACTTTTCAGGTATTCTAATTAAGTTCCAATCGTTGGCGAACTTTAATGCAAAATAAGAATCTAACACAACCCATTTTTTAGCAACTTTAGGTTGTTTATCGTGAAAATTTATAATATACTCTGATTGACTTCTTGTTGGATAGAACTTTTTATTAACTTGTTGTTTTCTTTTAAGTTCTAAAATAAAGTTGTTGCCTCCTTCATAGTTCTCTAGTAAAGTTATTGCCTTAGATTCCAAACTTATTTCAGTACTCATCAAATTATATTAATATTTGTTCTACCATCATTCCAATACTCACTTCCACCGTAATAGATAAAAATTTCTTCACCCTGATTTATATCTCTCAATGCATAAAATTCAAAACAATTAGTTTCCAAATTTGATCTCCAACCAGCGTTAGAATCATCACTATGATTATAAAGCAAAGAAAAACCTACAGCAATTACCTGTTTATCCCAATCGGTTGTACCTTGAGGCCAGTTATACCTATAATTCATTAACATAGGGTTCCCTTCTCCTTTAGGTATTTCCATATCGATAATAGGAGATACTTCAAATACCTCACCCTTAATGATGTTTTGAGAAGCAAATACACCCCACCCGTGAACAGGACTCTCGTCTAAGTATATTTTTATAGATGGAAATACTTTCATAAAATATTTGGATAAATGTAATAATATTTGTGGTATTTATCAATATATGGAAAAATTAGTACCTATAACAAGACTTGGTAAATTCTTTGGTGGAGAAGACTATTCTCTTGATGTGGAGATGGGACAAGAATGGTTACAAGGGGATATGAATTTTACAGTAATACTCTACAGAATAGATAGATATAAAACCAAGACCGATGACGTTTATGGTGAGGCGGTTGAGGACGGAATTAAATTTTTACCTCCTGTAGAGTTGAAAGGATATGTACAGATAATGGCTCCAACAAATCAAAGAATTGCTCAGTCTAAAATACATTTGGATGAACCAGGAAATATGAGATTTTCACTTTATCAAAAACTTTTGGATGATCTACAAGTTGAAATTGCGTTTGGTGATTATTTGGGTTATTATGAAACAGAAGATAGAGTTAGGTATTACGCTGTCGCTGATGATGGTAAAGTTGTTTCTGATAATAAACATACTTATGGTGGGTACAAACCTTTTTACAGAACAATTTTGGCAACGCCAGTAAATAAAAATGAATTCACAGGATTATGATAGTTTTAGTAACAGAATCTCAAAAAAATGTATTGTCTCAAAATTTGATAGGTGAGAAAGTTATGGTTTATTATAACCTACATAAACATACTTTTTCGGTACAAAAATCGGGGATTGTTTTTCTTCATGCAGATTTTGTTAAATTAAAAAATGTAGAGTTTAGAGTAAGAAAGGGAGGTAGAGAAAAAGTTAACGTAGAAAAAAGGAAAAATGTTCATGCCTTTGTGATAGGAACATTAGTTGATTTTTGTGAACATCCTTGTGAAGAATTACCAAAAAACCCCGACGGCAAAATAGTTACTTATAATCCGTACAAACACGAATCATTCGTAATTAAAGACACGGAGATACCTGTATTTGGTGCTGATGAAGTTTATATGATAAACAGCAAAGATAAAATTTTTATCGTGGATAAACCAGAATTAAAAGGATTATGAGAGTAATAATAACAGAGTCTCAGAAAAAGTTATTGTCTGAAAAAGTAGATCCTGAAGTTATCAAAATACAAAAAGATCTCAAGGGCAAATACGATTTGGGTAAAACCGGTCCTAACAAGGATGGTGTTGATGGGATTTATGGTCCTTTGACCAGAAAGGCCTACGAAAGTGAATTCGGAAAAAAATTTTACAAAGACACATTATCAAAGACAAATAATAAAGGTTTTATTTTACACGAAGCCCCCGAACCTAAGGACGATTCTTTTGCGGTCGTTTTCGGTGGAATAAGCTATGCCAACCCTAATTGGATGAAACAACAAGTACCATCTGAACTATTAAGGACAAAAAATTTTTTATTTGTTCCTTTCACTTCTAATATAAGTGATGTCACCAGTTTCCTTGGTGATAAAAAAATAAGTTCTGTTAGTGGATTTTCCGCGGGCGGACATAGGGTTTGGCCTCTTGTTGACAAGTTCAACTTTGTCGGACTTATTGATCCATCTACTAAAGATAGTTATGTATCTTCTTTTGCAATACCAAGTGATAAAGTAAGATTAATGTTCAATGATAAAAATTGGGGAGGTAAGTTATCATACATTGGTAAGAATCAATTACTATCTAAAGATAAAATGGGGTCTTCAGCCGAGAGGGTAAACTTGGGTCATAGTAAAATACCTAATTCGTTTTTTATAAAATATCAATCAAGATTATAATATGGCATTCCCAAAAAAAGTTATAAAAGATTTAGAGTTAGTACCTAAGAAGACACTTCTTTCAAGAAGAGAACAACTTCTTGAGTATATTAACAAAGATGGTACTTATCTCCCAAAATCAGTTTTGCATGCGGATTTAGATAGGGGTATGTTAGATTTTGTAAAAAATGATCTTTATATGACAACCTCAGGTAAGGTTGTTCCTTTGGTTGATATTATATTAACAACTCAAAACTGGTCTCAATTTGTAGAAACTTGGAAATTTGTAGATTATGATTTTAATCCTGTACCTCCATTTATTACGGTTGTTAGAAATCCCGATGTAAAGTACGGGACTAATCCTTCTTTACAGTATACAATACCTAACAGAAAGCCATTCTATTATGCTTCGGTTCCTACTTGGAATGGTAATCAACAAGGTATGGACATTTATGAAATACCACAACCTGTACCTGTCGATATTGTATACAATGTCAGAATAGTATGTAATAGAATGAGAGAACTAAATCAGTTCAATAAAATTATCTTACAAAAATTTTCATCAAGACAGGCATATACTTTCATTAAAGGACAATATGTTCCAATTATTATGAATAATATTAGTGACGAAAGTGTTATGGATTTGGACAAAAGAAAGTACTATGTACAAAACTATGATTTTACTATGTTGGGTTATTTGATTGACGAAGAAGAATTCAAGGTAAAGCCTGCTATTTCTAGAGTTGTTACTATGATGGAAGTTGATACGTCTACTGCTAGGAGAAGAAGAAAGAAATTTCCTGAAAATCCAGATTTGTTCACTCAGAATTTTCTCTTCCCATCTGGTACTACTATAGTTGATGAAGTTCAAAATTATACTGTGGATATGACTGTAGATTCATCCAATAATGTGACATCTTGGGATGTTTATATCAACTCTCAATTTTATGGTACTGATGTAAATAAAATTCTAATCAACACAAACGATATATTAAGATTAGAAATAACGAAGTCCGACCCTACACAAGAAAGCAATATTTTGTTCACAAATAAGTTAGTTTAGTTTTCTCCGTAGATATCTTTTTTTTCTTTACATTTTTCAAATATCAGACTCTCTAAAAATTTATAGATTTTGAGACCTTTGTTGTCACAATACTTTTTTAGCGCGTCGTGAGATTCTTTTGAAATTTTGATGTTCTTGATTTCCTTACGAATATTTTTTGACATAGGCAGAAAAAAGGCAGAATAAATTCTTCCTGTTTATAAATAGATATTGAAAAGTAAAGTTTTTTCATTCAGATAAGAATATTTATCAATAAAATAAATCAAACAAGAAAAATATTATAATGGCTACAGTTCAAACTAATCAGAAGGTCTTTGTTTCTCCAGGTGTTTATACTTCAGAAACAGATTTATCCTTTGTGGCTCAGAGCGTTGGTGTGACTACACTTGGCCTTGTTGGTGAAACCATCAAAGGACCTGCTTTCGAACCTATTTTTATTACAAATTATGACGAATTCCAAGCTTATTTTGGTGGTACTGAACCAACAAAATTTGTAGGAACTCAAATCCCTAAATACGAAGCCGCATATATTGCGAAATCATACTTGCAACAATCAAACCAACTTTTCGTAACGAGAGTTCTTGGATTGTCAGGATATGATGCGGGTCCATCTTGGTCTTTGAGATTGACCGCAAATGTTGATGGAACAACAGTTGGATTAAATCCTGCAACCGCAACTCCTTGGAGTGTGACTTTTTCAGGTGTTTCTAGTGCGAGTACTGTTTCACTCTTAGGGGCAACTGTACCTGAAATTGATGATAATATTAACAACGTTTACACATTAAGTGATGGGTCAACATCAACTTATAATAATGACTTCGATGTTATTCTTTCTGAAATAGCAAATGCACCATCTTTGAGCTCAACAACTTTAATTGCTTATGGGGCAATTAATAGTAGTGATTATAATGCTTTATCGGCAACTTATACCAACGTTAATAACATCTTTGGTGTTGATTCTGTAGATATACTGTCTAATGATCTATCCGCAGGAGATAACGATCCTTGGTATTACGCTACCTTCTCAAATTATTCAGCAAATAGTTATTCAGGATATTCTTGGGACTATGTTGTGACTGATTTATTTACAGGGGCTAGTAGTACATTTAGTGGTACAATATCTGGTAATGTTTATACATTATCGGGTACTGCATATTCTGAATATAATAACTTGGTAGTGGCAACTTTGAGATCTAGAGGTATTTCTCTATACACAAATTCAAGTACAAGTGTTAATCACGGTCCTGTATATCAGATTTCTGCGAGTACTGGAGTTACTTTAGTTTGTTCAGGTTCTTACTCAGGTGTGAGTAAAAACCCATATGCAACTTTCTTAATTTCAGGTATAACAAACGATTCAATTGCGTTTTCTTTCGAAACATCTTTATTGGGTTCTGATAGTAAATTTATGACTAAGGTTTTAGGTATAGATAATTTTGGTAAATCAAGAACTGAAGTTCCTATATTTGTTGAGGAAATTTATCCTGGAATGTTAGACTATCTATACAACAAAGGATATATAAGAGGTATTAATTGTGATCTTGTTGCTCTTCCAAGTGCAAGAAGTAGAGCGGTTAATTCTATCGCATGGAATTTAGAAAGATATACAACACCTAAGACTCCTTATTTGGTTTCTGAACTAAGAGGAAATAAGGTATATAATCTTTTCAGATTTGTATCAATTAGTGATGGTACAGAAGCAAACACTGAAATTAAAGTTTCAATTGCAAACATTTCATTTAACAATATGACTTTTGATGTACTCGTTAGAAGTTTCTTTGATACAGATGCGAATCCAGTTGTAATTGAAAAATTCACGAATTGTACTATGGATCCTGCGTCAAATAACTTCATAGCTAAGAAGGTAGGTTCAGTTGATGGAGAATACGCACTTCTTTCTAAGTACATAATGGTTGATATGGCTAACGATTATCCATTAGACGCACTACCTTGTGGTTTCTATGGATATACTCAGAGAGTTTATGAAAATAACGATAATAAGTCACCAATAGCTATATTCAAAACAAAGTATAACTACCCTGGTGAAGTAATTTATAACCCTCCATTTGGTGGATCTTCAGATACAATCGAATCACCTGGTGATATAGTTAGAAGAACGTATCTTGGATTTTCAACTCAGTTGGGCCCTGATTTGTCGTTCTTACAATATAAAGGAAAACAAAATCCTGTTACGGGTTGGGCAACAGCAACCGATTCATTACCTTGGAACTACTTAACACAAGGTTTCCATATGGACTCAGGAGCAACAATAGTAACTATAGGAGATGCTTTTGTAACAAGTGGTGAACCAGCTTTCCAATGTGGTGTGGCAGAATTCAGAAATGATCCTGAAACTCAAGAAAACCCTTACTACTTTATCTACGCAAGAAAATACACTGTATGTTTTGCTGAAGGTTTTGATGGTTGGGATATCTATAGAGAATTTAGAACAAACGAAGATAGATTCTCGTTAGGTGCGAGTGGGTTCTTAGCTGGATTCATATCAGATTCAAGATACCCAACGGCAACTGGTGACGGTACCTTCAAGAGAATCGTAGTTCAGAACAATACACAAGATTTTGCTAACTCTGACTACTACGCATACTTACTTGGTATTTTAACATTTGCTAATCCTGAATCTACAAATATTAATGTATTCGCAACTTCAAGTATTGATTATGTGAACAATAGTAACTTGGTTGAAGAAGCGATCGATATGGTTCAGTTCTCAAGAGCTGACTCTGTTTATATCTGTACAACACCAGATTACAATATGTACTTACCTGATTCAACTGACGCACAGGCGGTAATTTATCCTCAGGAAGCAGTTGATAATTTGGATAATACAGGTATCGACTCGAGCTATACGGCAACATATTATCCTTGGATTTTGGTTAGGGATACTGTTAATAATACACAGATTTATATTCCACCAACAGGTGAGGTTTGTAGAAACTTAGCATTAACCGATAACATTTCTTTCCCTTGGTTCGCGTCAGCGGGTTACACAAGAGGTCTTGTTAACTCAGTTAAAGCAAGAATTAAACTAACACAAGAAGATAGAGATACATTGTATCAAGGAAGAATCAATCCTATCGCTACTTTCTCTGATGTTGGAACTGTAATTTGGGGTAATAAAACACTTCAAGTTGCAGACACAGCACTTAACAGACTTAATGTAAGAAGACTCCTTCTCCAAGCTCGTAAGTTGATTTCAGCAGTGGCAGTAAGATTGTTGTTCGAACAAAACGATCAAATCGTAAGACAACAATTCTTAGATAGTGTAAACCCAATTTTGGATTCAATTAGAAGAGATAGAGGTTTGTACGATTTCAGAGTAACCGTTTCTTCTTCACCTGAAGATTTGGATAGAAATACTTTGAATGGTAGAATCTACTTGAAACCAACGAAGGCTCTCGAGTTTATTGAAATAGAATTCTTTATCACTCCAACAGGAGCTTCGTTCGAAAACATATAAGTTCAATCGGACAAAATTCAAACCCCTCCTTAGCGAGGGGTTTTTTTATTTATATTTGTATTTATGAATATGAAATATATAATTTCCGAAAATAGGATGAATGATTTGATGCAAAAGTATTTTGATAAAAATTTTAATCCTAATGATATGGACTATTACTATGTTGGTTATGGAGAAGATGAGGAGGGTAATGAAGTTGAGACTGAGGATGCAATAGCTTTTTACAAAAAAAGTGGTAATTATGATGTGGATGTTGTTTTTAGATATTATAAATGTGAGTACTTTAGTGAAGATGCACACGTAATGAAACAAGTGTGTCCTATACTTTCATTCGAAAATGATCATACAGATACTTTGAACGGATATTTTGGTGATATGTGGAAAGAATTTGCTAAAAAATGGGTTCAAGATAATTTCAATCTTTCACTAAAAACAGTAGAATAAAAATCAATATATTTATAGTTATGCTAAAAATAGTTAAAGAAGGATTTAAGGATGAAACAACCCCAAATATGAAGTATTATGCTTTTGATTGGGATGATAACATTGTTAAGATGCCAACAAAAATTATTCTAAAAAATGAAGATGGTGAAGAAGTAGGTATGGGAACCGAAGACTTTGCAAAATATAGAGAAGTTATCGGAAAAGAACCGTTTGACTATGAAGGAGAAAAAATAGTTGGTTATGGTGAAAATCCTTTTAGAAATTTCCGAACCGAAGGGGACAAACAATTTATCATTGATGCAATGAAAGCAGAGGTTGGTCCTGCGTTCGAAGATTTCAAGGAAGCTATCAATAATGGGTCGATTTTTTCTATAATAACCGCAAGAGGACACAACCCTAACACATTAAAACAAGCGGTTTACAATTACATAGTTTCTGGTTTCAATGGTATAGATAAAGAACAACTATTAAAAAATCTAAAAAAATATAGGTCGTTCGTAGGTGAGGAGGAAATGAGTGACAATGAATTAATCAAAACATATTTAGAACTCAACAAATATCACCCTGTGAGTTATGGTGATGAAAAAGGAGCAACAAATCCTGAAATAGCTAAAGTAATGGCGATGGATGATTTTGTAAGTTATATAAAAGGTATGGCTGCTTTACTAAATAAAAAGGCCTACTTAAAAAAAGACCTAGGCAATAAATTTATACCCCAGAAGCCAACAATAGGATTTTCAGATGATGATATAAAGAATGTTATGGTTATGAAGAAGCATTTTGCAGATAAACCAGAAAAACTAGTTAAGACATATTCTACAGCAACTGGAAAGAAACTGGAACTAGATCAATAATGAAAAATAAATAATAAAAAGTCAATAGAAATATTTTTCGAAGACGTATATTTATAACATATAAACGAAGTGTAAAAAATTAATAATATGGCTGATTTACTAATGAAAATGCCCCTTCCCTACGAACCTAAACGTCAGAATAGATTTATTTTGAGGTTTCCGTCGTCGTTGGGTATCAATGAATGGTTCGTAGAATCTGCGGCCCGTCCACATATAACAATAAACCCGGTAGAAATACCTTTCTTGAATACATCAACTTACGTGGCTGGTAGATTCACTTGGCAGACAATACCTTGTGTGTTTAGAGACCCAATCGGACCTTCGGCATCACAAGCCTTAATGGAATGGGTTCGTCTTTGTGCGGAGTCTGTTACAGGTCGTATGGGTTATGCTGCGGGTTATAAAAAAGACGTTGACTTGGAGATGTTGGACCCAACAGGTGTTGTTGTGGAAAAATGGATTCTCTATGGTACATTCTTATCGGATGTAAACTTTAATTCATTGGCATATAACACAGACGGATTGGCAACTATTTCAACCACACTTCGTATGGATCGTTGCGTACTTGTTTACTAATAGTCTTTATAAAAAATCAATAGTTTTTATATTTAACCCTAAAGGATAATAAACTTTAGGGTTAATTTTTTTATATGGAAGAACAAGCAAGGGAATATGGTCAGATGAATATGACACTACCACACGATGTGGTACCATTACCATCACAAGGAGTATTTTATAAAAATAAAAAGAAAAGTGTTAAAGTTGGTTATTTAACCGCTGCTGACGAGAATATAATTATGGCAGGGGGAAATGAAACTGCCTTGAATTTGGTAAGAGCTAAACTATATGAACCGGATTTGAAGCCGGAAGAAATGTTAGAAGGTGACGTTGAGTCTATTCTTATTTTTTTGAGGAACACCGCGTTTGGTCCCGATTTGAACCTTACAGTTACAGACCCAACAACACAAAAACCATTCAAAGTTTCAACACGATTGGATGAATTACCAATAATCAATGGTCAAGAACCAAATTCAGATGGTACTTTCAGTGTTACTCTCCCTAAAAGTGGTATGAGTGCGAAAATAAAACCTTTAACCTATGGCGAGATAAGTGAAATCTCAAGAATTATTGATTCGTATCCACAAGGTAGGGTTGCACCAAGAGCAACATTAAAACTTCAAAAACAAGTAGTTGAATTAAACGGTAATCAAGATAAAGGTTATATTGTTACGGAAATTGAAAAACTACCAATAGCCGATTCAAAATTCATAAAGAAATTTATGGAAGAAAATGAACCAAGACTTGATCTACAAAAAATTATAACAGCCCCATCAGGAGAAAGACTAACAGTAAATGTTGGTTTTGGGGCAGAGTTCTTTCGCCCTTTCTTCTGATTATAGACAAGGACAATTAAACGAATTTTATTATTTAACTACATTAATGAAAATAGGTTGGGATGATTTCAATAAAATGCCAATCTTTGTTAGAAAGTTCCTATTAGATAAATGGGTTGAAGATAATAAGAAGGGATGAAAATTCATCCCTTCTTCTATTTATAAATAAAAGTATTACGTATGGATTTACTGGATGATGCTTCGTCGAACCTGGATAAGTATGCCAAAAGTTTATTAGATATGGATATGGCGTTCAGGGCTGCATTCCAAAATATGACAACTATGGCTACCGATCTTAATAAGCAGTTTACACAAGGTAGGGAGAGAATTACTGAAATGAACTATGCTTTGGCACAATCAGGCCCTACATTGGTTAGATTGGGGGGTGATATCACGGATGCGTTTACGGTGATGGAAAATATTTCAAAAGCAACAAGAAGAAATGTGATTGCATCTGTTGAAGATGTTACAAAACTATATGCTGCTGAAAAGTTAATAGGAGGAGGTATTGAGTCTATTGTAGGAGATTTTCAAGATGTAGGGGTACAATTTTCTCAAGTAGGTAAACAATTAGAACAATCTATAAATTATGTTCGTGGGGTTGGAGCTAACGCAGGTCAAGTTATGAGAACTGTTATGGGTTATATGGATCAAATGAACAAATTTAATTTTTCTGAAGGAGTTCTCGGTTTGACAAAAATGGCAACTCAAGCATCACTACTGAGATACGATATGAGTCAAACTTTATCTCTTGCAGAAGGGGCAATGAATCCTGAAAGGGCAATCGAGTTAGCTTCGGCTTTTCAAAGACTTGGAGTATCTGCAGGGGACCTTGTCGATCCTTTTCAACTAATGAATAAATCAATTAATGACCCACAAGGACTACAAAATTCTATAATCGATGTTGCAAAACAATTTTCTTACTTTGATGAAAAAACAAAAACTTTCAAAATAAGTCCACAAGGGATCTTAATGTTGAAGGAAATAGAAAAAGAAACACAATTGAGTGCGAAAGAGATGTCTAAATTAGCAGTGAACGCTGCGGATTTAGATAGGAAACTTTCATCTTTGAGCCCAACAATAGAATTTAAGAATCCAGAAGATAAAATGTATCTAGCAAATATTGCAAAGATGGGTGAGGGTGGTGATTACGAAGTTACTATAAATGATAAAGAAACAAGAAAATTGGGTGAAATTACCCAAAGTGAACTTAATAGGTTAATTGAAGAACAGAAAAAACCGCCTAAATCTTTAGAGGATCTTACAAGAGATCAGGTAGATACAGGAAGATTATTACAAAAAGATGTACAAGCCATTAGGGACAAGTTTGTTTATGGGGTTACATCGGCAGAAATAATTAGAAAAGAATTGGAAGGACTAAGAAGAGTTACGACAACTGCAACGGGTACTGTATCTGAAAATTTTGACCAAAAGAAATTTACAGATAAGGTTGATACTCTGATGGAAAGAATGGGTTCAGTGGTTGGTCAACTAATGAGAGGAGACCCCAAAAGTGATGAATTAAAAAAAGAACTAGAAAAACTTGCAACCGAAGTAGGAGGATATCTACCAGACTTGAACGAATTCCAACAAAAAACTTTATCAGATATTGCTAATAAAGTTCAACCTGGTACGATTTTCGAGAAAGGTTTATTGGATTATGTACTG